CCTTGGGATTCGACTATCTACAAGAAGTCAAGTCAGAGCAAGGGCTCAAACAAGCCGCTGCGGACTTCGGAGTTCATCCAAAAAAAGAACTTTGGAAACTACCCGCCATGTATGTGGGAGAGTACGCTGAGCAGGATGCAGCGCTCACACTGAAACTGTGGCAAGCCTTCAAGATCCGCATGCGTCAGGATGAAGTTGAATCCATCTTCAACCTCGAAACAGAAGCCTTCCCTGTCCTGCACAACATGACAAGCCGCGGCATTCGGTTTGATCGCCCCAAATGTGAGCAGCTAATCAACCAGTTGATCGCCCGTGAGAAACAAATCCACAAGGACCTCAAGTCCCTCATCGGATCCAATGTCGATATCTGGGCCGCACAAAGCATCGCCCTTGCTTTTGACAAGCTTCATTTGCCTTATGCAAAGACCGAGAACGGCCAACCAAGCTTTACAAAAGGCTTCTTGGATGGTTGTGAGCATCCGATTGCCAAGATGATTGTGGAGGCGCGCGAGACCAACAAAACGCACAGCACCTTCCTGCAGCCGTACCTTAACTTCAGTGCCAAGACAGGGCGTATCCACCCGCACGTCAACCAGATGCGCTCAGACGATGGCGGCACCGTTACAGGACGTCTGTCCATGGCCAATCCAAATTTGCAGCAGGTCCCTGCCCGCCACGAGATCATCGGCCCCATGGTGCGCAGCCTGTTCCTTCCCGAAGAGGGCGAAATGTGGGCATCCAATGACTTCTCCTCACAGGAGCCAAGGCTCTTGGTTCACTACGCCTCCCTCCTCGATTTACCCGGAGCCGACAAGATGGTGGACGCCTACCAGAACGACCCCAACACCGACTTTCACCAGATGGTTGCCGACATGGCCGGCATCAACAGAAAAGCTGCCAAAACCATTGGACTTGGCCTGATGTACGGCATGGGCAAGAACAAACTGTCCGCGCAGCTTGATTTAAATCTTGACGAAGCGTCGGAACTTATTGATAAGTTCCACCAGAATGTTCCGTTCCTCAAAGGCACGGTGAACGCCGTCATGAAACGGATCGAGCATCCCGCGTCCAACGGATCCATCCGCACCCTTCTTGGACGCAAGTGCCGGTTCCCACTTTGGGAGCCGATGGAGTGGGGTGTCAATAAAGCGTTGCCTCGTGAGCAAGCCGTCATGGAATACGGCCAACGGATCAAGCGCGCAGGCACCTACAAAGGATTGAATCGTCTTATCCAAGGGTCTGCTGCCGACCAGACAAAGGCAGCAATGGTTGCGTTAGCGCGGGAGGGGATCATGCCCATGCTGCAGGTTCACGATGAACTGGCATTGAGCGTCAAGACAAAGGAAGAAGCGCAGCGTGCAGCAGAAATTATGGCAACGTGCGTCAACATGCAAGTCCCCAGTCGGTGCGATGTGGAAATCGGACCAAGCTGGGGAGAAGCAGAGTAATCAGCGGATCCGGCCGTTGAGGCGGTCCGCCACCAATTGCGCGTAGCCGGCAATATCTAACCAATGGTCAACCACATCAGGATTGCCGTTGATGATGCGGCCAATCTTGTGGATGATCATGTCCAAGGACTCCGCCTGATCATGTGCCAACGTCTTGTCACGATTGCTCAAGGCATTCTGTACAACACGTTTCAACATCTGCATGACTTCAGCGCCCTCGATGAACTTGCCGTAGTCCACGGCCCGAGCGTCAAGGGTTGCGTCCACTTCCGGCATTGGCGGCATCTCAGGCGGCTGCCACGGCTCGTCGTACATCTCAATCTCCAATGGTGCGCTGCCGGCAGCGCTCTGCTGTGCCGGAGCAAGGGAGGCAAGTTGCTCATTCCTTTTAGGGAATACAAAGCCTTTCTTCTTCATGGCATTGCGCAGAGCATAGACAGATTGTTTGGTCATGCCAAACCGGAATGCTATCTCGCCAACTGAGGTAGCAGGATGGCTTTCCAAAAACGACTGAGCGCGTTTGGTTTTAGATGGGAATTTACGTTTAGTTGCTTTCATTTCCGACTTTCTTGGTTGTTAAAAACTTCATAATATTTCTTAGGCATGGGTGCCTTCTTATCTAACAGGGCGCGCAGCCACTCTGCGCCGCCTAATTGGTTGAGAATCATCCACTGTCTATCAGACATCCTCACTTGTCTTCCGATCAGTGGCTCGGGTGGTTTGGGTCTTGGCATGTTCTAATAAATTCCTTGTCGTTACTCGTTTGGTCCAACAGCAAGCGCAAATCCACCTTGCTGCACTCATTTGTATTCCACCTTCCGGTGGCCGTTTCTCTTCGCATTTATTACAAAGTTGTAATTGATGGACATGCTGCTTGCTTCCAAGCTGCAGGTGATGACTAACAAAGCTCACGATTTCATGTTCCTCACGTAAACCGCAAAGCTTGCGGTTGTATCCCCGCCATTCTTCATAGCCTCAAAATCTTTAGCCACCTCCTCCAAGGTGTCGTTGCGAATCTTGTTGGTAACAGGGTCAAGTTGTTTCATGATCATTTGCCTTTTGCGCCAACCAAGGGCGCGTTCCCATACGTTCAAACTGAATTTTGATTCAATAACTTTTACGTCTTCTGGTGTGTGTGTTCTTTTCATTTGTCTTCCTTCAACTTCTCGTTTGCCAGTTCCATCATGCGTCGGTAGATTTCAGGATCTTTCTCTTTAAGCCGCCCCAAAAACAGTGGCAGCCATGTTTCATCAGTCGGCAAATTGCGCATCAACTCACCTAGTTCTTTGTATGTGGTCATGTGTTGCGCTCCTTCAGCTTGGCTTCAATTGCTCGGTAAATATCTTTGGTGTCATAAGTTCCCATGAGCCGAACTTTGACCGCCCTGTGTAAAGCATCAAGCTCATCATCCGTCAGCCCTACCCATGTGCGCTGTGGATACAAAGGCAACACCTGACCCAGTGGTGTAAACAGAGGGCTGTCTTTGTCTGTGCTGACCGCGCCGTTAGTTGGGTCATACCATGCGATGGGTTTCATGCCTTCTCCTCAAACTCGTCCTTTATCTTCTGACGATTGATCATGGCCTGCATGGGATCGACATCACCCATTAGCACATCAAGCAACAAACGATCTATAGCCTTCAATTGCTTTTCCAATGCCGCGTTCTTGGTAACAAACTCACCACAAGCGGCAACATATGGCCGCAGCAGTTCTAGTTCTCTTTGTTCAGTCATAACTATTCCTTCCCAACTCTTCAAAATAAGTAGCAGCATCCATCTGCACCTGAAAAATCACATCCGGATGCAAAACCCCGCTCAAGTCCACAGTGCTGTTAGGCAAGAACACCGAAACAAGAGTCCATACCTCAGGGTAGTCCGGCTCCAATTTCATCCCAGATATCGGCTCAATCGAGCCAATCTCTTCGGGCTCGTACTCAAACAAACACCTGAGCCTCAAACCCAACTCATCACATTCGTACAAAAACTCATACTGATTGCTCATCTGTTACCCCACAGTCAAAATTATTAAAAAACCGATAATCACCGAACAAATCGTCACAGGCCACAAGGGCACAGGACGATGGATCGAGGACCATCCCATCAAGGCTGCCTGAACAAGCTCCTCGGAACTCGTCATCGCAGGAGGCTTTGGTTGATACAGCAGCCCTATCTGTACTTTGCCAGTGTTAAAAGGCGTTACACGCCCGTTTGTGCGGTCAATAGAGATGGATTCATGCGCATTAGTGATCATAAGAAGCTCCCATTTCTTTCTTGGTCTTCATCGCATCACTGTACGCGTGCTCAAAGCCTTCCAAAAACTTCTCCAACGGCACCTCCAACTCAGCAGTCAAAATGGCTGAAGAGACAAGGCACGCGAACCACGCGTCAGCAGGCTTGACAAAAGTATTGGAGCAGAAGTTAAGCAAAGTCTGCGCATCGTCCATGATCTTTTCGATCTCTTTATCCGGTGTCTCCGGTAATTTACCCATATCACTATCCTTTCTTTGTTAATGAAGTTTGTCAGCGTTTTAGCAATGCTGACAGGGTTATTATTAAAGCATACGCAAGTTATGTCAATTACTTAAAGTGGCCTATTTCTTAGGGGTTTTCCCTTGGTTTTGGGGTTTTAGTGTGGCACATTATTGTACTGGGTGGATGTACAGTGGAGGAAGAGACACTTACCAAGGACCGCGGACCGAGGGTCAAAAGGGGTGAAAATGGCTCAAAAAGTAATACTAAGGTTTAGGTGCTATAGACCTTTTAGGGGTAAGGTATGTTTTTTTTTTTATTTTTGTGAGATTTGACGTAATAGACGTAATGCCGTAAGAAGTGAAAGAAATCAACACGTTATGAGCATTCGGCAAATTACGTCTGGAGATTCAGTGTAATATTTCTAGGGGGGCTCCGCGAGATGAAAAGTGAAAAAATAAAAACACACTACACCCTCCAAAAGTTCTATAGGGAGCCCTGATTGCTTTTGTTGGTTGACTCTTGGGGCGACACGCGATATACTCGTGGTAGTTCTTTTACGGGAGTTAATGATGGTACACATTGATCAGGGAATAGCCCTGCCAACCAATCGATCCAAATATCCTTTTGGGGATATGGAAGCAGGCGACAGCATACTGTTTGGCATCCGCAAGCAGGCTGAGAGTTGTCGTGTGGCTGCCCTTCGCTTCACACGTGTGCATCAGCCCAAATGGGTGTTCACGCTGCGCAAGGTGGACAATGGTTGGCGCTTGTGGAGAATCAGCTAATGGCCAAGAAAGACGTCTATAACGTTCCACCGGTTATGCCTGACAAGGCGCGCAAGCGTATGACCACAGAAGTGGCCCCGTTGCGGCAGCAGCGCAGGAAGCTAACACCTAAAGAATGGACCTTTGTTACCGAGCTTGTGAGTGGTGATGGGCGGGTGACCATGAAAGAGGCAGCCATAAGGGCCGGATACAAGTCCACCAGCGCTTCTGTCATGGCTTGGAAGCTTACCCACCCTGACATCAATCCGCACGTTGTAGCGGCCATTCAGGCTTATCGTGCTGAGTTGGCATCCAAGTACAACACATCCTACGAGCGCCACATGCGAGATTTGCAGACCATTCGCGATAAAGCTTTGGATGCCGGTGCATTTGCTGCAGCCGTCCAAGCAGAGTATCGTAGGGGCCAAGCCTTGGGAACGATTTATGTGGAGCGCAAAGAGATCCGCCATGGCACGATTGACAGCATGAGCAAGGAAGAGGTACAGCGCAAGCTTGATGAGCTTAAAAAGCTGTATGGTGGGCCTCCACCCACTGCCTTGATCGATGCGGACACTGGAGTGGTGATTGAAAGTGCAGCAAGAGAAAAAGACCCCGATTTCGACGCGGGAGTGGAGCAGCCTCCGCCTGACATCTTTGAGCAGGATTTGGGGGGATCAGATGACACCTGAAGCTAGGTTTTCGGCTAGGGTGAAAGCCGGCCTTGTCAACTGCAGCATTGAACGCATTGAGAATCGTGTGAACCTTGGCATTCCTGACATGTTGGTGGGTGTCGGGGAATACTTTGTTTTGATGGAATTGAAAGTGGTGGCCAAGGGGTTAAAGGTTGGGCTGCGGCCACATCAAATTGCTTTCATGACTCGGCATGCTGCCAAGGATAGGCCTTGCTACATTCTTGTGCTCGACATGGGTAACACACTACGCCCCTCGACCATTCGTTTGTATGAGGGGAGCGATGCTATGAAATTGGCTGCAGAGGGCATAAAGCTTGAGCCCCTTCGCTGTTGGCCTTCGCGTGGCATGCCATGGGGGGAACTAGAGGAAACCCTAGGTTTAGTAAAATAAATGTAAATAAGTGTTGCAAGGTACAAAAACCTTGCTATACTGGCGATGCCGGTGCTTGATCCGGTGCTTAGAAAGGATAGAGAAATGGTAGATCAAAATGCTTTGTCGTCCGCCTTGTGCGACATGATTGACGTTCGCAATGCGTTGTCAAAAACAATGAAGAATCGTCCTAAGGACAATGACGGAACTGAAATCACAATTGGTATGTGCCTTGATGACGTTATCTTGTTTTTGGAATCATTAGAAGAGGGGGAAGCAGAATGAAAACGTATAACGTGCGAATGCGCTTCTATCAGTACTACTACGCGACTGTGCAAGCTAAAGATTTTGACCAAGCTACGGAAAAAGCAAAAGCCCTTGGGATAGAAGACTGCAAGCTAGAAAATTATGTAGAGTGGGAAGTGTATTCAATTGAAGAAAAAGTGCCGCGCGACCTTACCGCAGAAGAGCAGGCTTTTGTTGAAGCATATTTGAGTGGTGTCGCTGTTGCCCCTCGCGAAGACGTCATTCGTTTTTTACGTGCGGACAGTGAAGAGCGCAGCAGCCGCGAGTTTTACGATTCAATGTCTGATGTATATACATCGATTTGCGATGCCAAGGAAGTATGGTATGCCGCGATGCAATTTGCAAAGGAGGATACAAAATGATAGTGTCTGAATTAATGGCTGCGCTCGCTGAATTGCCGCAAGATTTGCCCATCATAATTTGGGACGCCGGCGACCGAGTAGGGCTTGCTTATGTTGACGATAGCTTTATTGACGATGAAGATTACCCGCGCCTTGAGTTGAACACCGACCGCGACGATTAACCCAGAAAGGATAAAAAATGCCAATTTATAAATATGACGTGTGCTTTCCCAATTCCCAGAGTGTGATCCGCACCTTCCCTTCCCTTATTCGCGCTCGTGACTTTATGCGCGTTATGTCGGCCGATGACTTGCCTTTTTTGGTTATGCCATGGGACGAAAACAGCATGCCCTTAATTGTTAGAAGACAGAAAAAAACAAAAAAATATCACACACAAAAGGCCGTAAAGCTTGATATAATTGGTCCCTCACAACAGAAAGGATAGAGATGAAAAATTATCAACGCACCCATAAAGATTTTTTCTTTTCCTGCGCATATCTCCGGCACACTTACGGGCTTTCAATTGTGCCCCTTGAGCACATAGAAAAGTGGCTTAGTGAAAGTGAAATCCAAGATTTCACAATTGCCTATATGATGGGCTCAGAGCTTTAATCCAACCACAGAAAGAATAGCAAAATGTTAAAAACAGTCAGAATCAGCGCCAACAGCAAAACCGGCCCAATAGCAGTTACTTATCGCAGCGGCGAACATGAAACCTATGGCACGTGCCCGACTAGCTGCAGCCTGCACCCGAAAAGTGAAACCGGCACATCACAAATTGATAGCGATTATTTACAGGCCGTTTTTGATAGTGTCCCGCGTGGTGGCCAAGCTTGGACCTATTCGCATTTCACGGCCGAAGCGCTCCCCTTCCCTCAGCCAAATAAAACAGTGATAAATGCAAGCTGTGACACTACGGCCGAAGCAGTAAGAGCTTTTGAATTAGGCCGTCCGGCCGTTTATGCTGCGCCCTTGGAAACGGCCGACCAGTGGCCGCAAAAAATCCATGGTGTTAATTTTGTGCAGTGCCCTGCAGAAAAGGCCGACAATTTTAGTTGTCAGCAGTGCGGCGGTGGCCGGCCATTGTGTGCGCGTCCCTTCCGCGAATTTGTCGTTGTATTTGTTGCCCATGGCACCGGTAAGAAAAAAGTGGGAACTGATGCGGCCGGCGGGTGTTATGCTGCAAGCGGACCGGTAGCTATACAGTGGCACAACACGAGAAAAAACGGCGCGGCTAATGATGCTGCAGCGCTTCGCGAATTTGTGCGGACCCTTCCACATGGTTCCTTTTTGCGCCACCATATCGCGGGCGATGTCGGCCTAGAATTGGGGGCCGCGTGATAATTGCCGGCCTAGTTGTTTTTTTGCTGCTGTGTTGGGTGGCAGATAAATTAGACAAATAAATTGTAAATAAATGTTGCAGAGTGTAAAAATGATGTACAATCCGTGTACCGGCACAAAACCGGTATTCATTAACTTAACAGAAAGAATAGCATGGCACATATGATCGACACAACAACAGGAACAGCAGCAATAGCTTATTCAGGGTTAGCCCCTTGGCATAAACTAGGGCAGCAGCTAACAGCAGGCGCGACAATTCAGGAGTGGACGCAGCAAGCCGGTTTGGCTTATGACGTGCTTGAAAGCCCCGTTTTATTTAAAACATTGTCAACGAGTGCCCCCCAAGCATGGGCGGATCGAAAGGTTTTGCATCGGAGCGACACCGGCGCGCCCTTGGCTGTAGTTTCACGCGGGTATAACGTAGTGCAGCCCTCGCAAGTAATGGGGTTTTTTAGTAAGCTTGTGGATCTTGGCGGGTTTACCATGGAAACCGCGGGCGCGCTAAGTTATGGCCGGAGGGTTTGGGCCCTAGCAAAAGTGAATGAAGGGGCCGATATCGTCGAAGGCGATACAGTGCGCCCTTATGTTTTGCTTGGCACGTCATACGATGGAACCATGGCCACAATTGCAAAATTCACCAGTGTGCGCGTGGTATGCAATAACACAATCACAGCAGCAATCAACAGCGGGGAATCACAAATAAGGGTTTTACATTCTGAGCGTTTTAATGCGGACGATGTCCGGCTGCAGCTTGGAATTGTCGCGAATCAGTGGGAGCGCTTTTTAGTTCAATCCCGCAAATTGGCCGGTGAAAGTATGACGGCCGAACAGGCGGACGAATTTGTAACCGAATTATTGAAGCCTTACCACACCGGCAAAATTGAGATTAAAGATAGTCGCGCATTTAAGCGAATCATTGAATTATTCAACGGGCGCGCTATTGGTTCCGACATTGTGGGCGTGGCCGGCACGCGGTGGGCGGCCTTGAATGCGGTCACTGAATTAGTAGATCATGAGCGCGGACGTTCTGACAATACCCGCATTGAATCTGCTTGGTTTGGAACCGGTGCGGCCCTTAAAAATAGGGCTTTAGAATTACTGTCCGCTTAACCAGTGCAAGAAAGGCCGGCATTGTCCGGCTTTTCCCTCTGGTGGGTTATGCAAAAAACGCATAAAGTGGCCGGTAAACTAAACCCTATAAACTAGGCCCTCGGCCCCTGCTGATCGACGCGTCAATCGTGGCGCGTGGCCCACGGCCCGCGCTCCGCGGGCCGTGGTTTTTGTTCTTTGGGCCGTGGCCCATGGCCCGCGGGCCGTTAGGCCCGCGGGGTTTTTTTCTCTGCTGCCGGTTTTGTTTTCTTTGATTTTTTCCCTTGAATGGTGGTGGCGGGGGTGGGTGGGCCCGCATACTTTTTTTGTTTTTATTTGTTGCAAAGTGCTGGCGCTGTGTTATACTGTGATCTCCACAACAGAAAGGATAGAGAGATGGATACGATTCAAATGGCCCTCAACATTAATATTGCAGGGGGCGACAATTGGCAGGAACGTTTGGCCGATGCTTTGCTTGCCATTCAGGCACACGTGCGCGAGAGTGAAAAATTGCGTATAGCTGACACACTTGATGGCAATGACTTCACCGCGCATTACACCTTGTTCGGAGAGATTAAATGACAAATCAGCCCCCTAGAAAAATGGCTATGACCGATCTAGAAAAAATTGATTACTTGGGTGAGGCCTTAAACAATCTTATGCAGTCCGCTGACTCTTACATTGTCGATGGATCTTGGATTGATGAATTGACCCTTGATATTGAGACCGCTAGAAATCTGTTAAAAGAGATTTCACCCAATTCTTGGAACGTGGAGGCTGAAGAAGAGAGGGAATGGGTTGGAACAATAAGAATGCGTGAAGACCTGATTGAGGAAGAGTTAGCAGTCCCTGCATCTTTTACGTTCGAGAACTACGACACGATGGTACATCCAACCTTTGTTACTGCAGAGGAACTTGAGGGAGCCACTCAAGGGGATGATCCTAGAAAACAAGATGAACATGCATTTTGTTACGTACAACTAAAAGATGGCAGATCTATGTATTTTTTAAGTGTTGACTTAGATTTCAAATAACGTGCTATAATTCAACTGTCTAATCGGCCGATTAGATACAACCCTAGAAAGAAGAGAGAACGCAATGAGCAACCCAGTAACACCCTTTCGCAATAATCTGTTTGCATCACGTCCAACTATTCAAGAAGCATTGGACTATGCAGAAATGCTGATCAATACTTTAAGTAACGTTGACCAAGTGGCAGTCCGCACCGCATTCGGTGTTGTGCTAAATACCATCGACAGTACAGTGACCCAGTTCCAAGTGCCAAGCCCCGAGATGGATCAGGCTGATATGTTGACCCAGTTGGGCGGAATGTATGACAAGCTTGTCAATGATGTTGTGGCCAAAGTATCGGCCCGCGATATTGCTTTGATCGATGAGCGGATCGCAGAGCACAAACTGATCCGCGAAGATGCCATCGGTAATGTTGTCGATGAACACATTGATAACCTTGTTGATGACAAAATTAGTAACTGGATGTCGGACAACTTCGATGTTACCGATTACAACGTGGACGATGCAATTGAAGCATGGATGGAAAATAACCTAGATGAGAAAGTAAGCGAAGCAATTGGTAATGTTGAATTTAATGTTACTGTTCGTTAATACGTGATATAATCCATGCACTGGGTCAACCGATCCAGTGCAACCTTAAGAAAGAATAGAGAGATGAAACGCAAGACAAATCCATTGATCAACGCGATCAATAATGCAACAGAGCAGTCCCGCAAAGAGGGACACAATCTAATTTCCAGAGCTAAGATTTTGGAAGAATCCCGTATGAAAACAGAGTGAACTACTCTGGGGTTTTCAAGGATCTAGACTTGAGCGTGCATAACTTGTTCGTTCGAACAAGTTATCACAAACCCACAATTGCTGTGAACTTGAATGCTTTGGAATCATTCAAAGACACCCAGTTGATGGGCCTGCTTGAATTCTTTTCAAGCAAAACCGAAAAGGCCACAACACGTGATTGGCCTCAGTACTTAAATCGGGATTACACTTTCGAACTGGACGATGTGCTCGTTAGCATCTCTGCATTTGTCCGGACCGATAGCCCAACATGCAGAAAAGTACAAACTGGGGTGAAAGTGGAAGAGGTCCCCCAGTTCGAACTGGTCTGTGACTAGACCGGCCGGACCGGTCCGGCCGGTCTGGTTTGTTCACCAGTAAGCGCTGGTCTAGGTTGTATGTACATACAACCTAGAAATCACAAACAAGAAGGCAGCCGAACTGGCTGCCTTTTTTGTCAGCCGATGTATTACTATACAGAGTATAGTAATACAGGGCCACAGGCCCTGTATGCATAGCACAGAGACCGATGGCGCGCCATCGGTGTTTACCCTTACTGTTTTTTCTTTTATTTTTCCCTTATTAGGTGGTGGCGGGGGTGGGTGGGCCCGCCTGTTACTCTCTGTGTGTGTATTTGGATTGGGATTTAGAAAGGGGGGAGGGCCATTTTCGGTACGTCAGTTGCAGGCAAAAGCTTCGCCAAGTTTTAGCCAAATTTAGAACCTATTTAAACTTGGCCTCCCCAAAACACCCCCCTTGTTGTTTTAAATGCAATCAGGGGTTATATTTATGCAAATTTCAAAACGTGGCCTATGCACTCTACAAAACCGGATGACGTACAAGACGAGCAGCTAAGATTAGAACTTCGTCTTCGATTGCTAGAAGCTCAGGACAGAGCGACCACTGACTTTCTGTCCTTCTGCCAGTACGTCTGGCCCGAGATGATTGTCGGGGAACACCACCGGCGTATCGCTAAAGCCCTTGACCGTGTCATTACAGGCGAGTGCAAACGCCTGATGATCGCGATGCCTCCCCGTCATGGTAAGTCCCAGCTTGGGAGTTATCTGTTTCCGGCGTATTTGATGGGCCGGAGCCCTGATACTAAACTCATTGTCGGCTCCCACACTGCTGAGTTAGCGCAGCGTTTTGGCCGAATGATTAGAAACCTTGTTGACGACGAGAAGTACAAGGAGTTATTCCCAAAGATGGCCCTGTCAGTTGACAGTAAGGCCGCCGGTCGGTGGAACACGGCCCAAGGAGGTGAAGCCTTTTTCATTGGTAAGGGTGGTGCGATGACCGGGCGCGGTGGTAATGTTGTCGTGCTGGACGATATCTTGGACGAGCAGGATGCTGTGTCGGATACGGCTATGGAGAACACGTGGGAGTGGTACACGTCCGGCCCGCGTCAGCGATTACAGCCGGGCGGCGCTATTATTGTGATCAATACGCGGTGGAAGACGGATGATTTAACGGGCCGCCTCTTAAAGCAGCAGGGCTATTTAAAGTCGGATCAGTGGGAGGTGTTGGAGTTCCCTGCTATTTTGCCGAGTGGCCGGCCTCTTTGGCCTGATTACTGGAGCCTTGATGAGTTAGAGAAGGTCAAGGTATCTATTGGCCTGAAGAAGTGGAATGCCCAGTGGCAGCAACAGCCGACGAATGATGAGGGTGCTATTTTGAAGCGGAACTGGTGGCGCAAGTGGCGGCATGATGAGCCGCCTGAGTGTGAGTATTTGATTCAGGTATACGATACGGCATACTCGAAGAAAGAGACTGCTGACTTTTCTGTTATCAGTACGTGGGGCGTGTTCTATCCTGATGCTGACTCGGGGGCTAATTTGATGCTGCTCAATGTGCGCAAGGGCCGTTGGGATTTTCCTGAGCTAAAGCGCATGGCAAAGGATGAGTATGTGTATTGGAAGCCTGATAATGTTTTGATTGAGGCGAAGGCTACTGGTACTCCGTTGCAGCAGGAACTAAGGCGTCTTGGCATTCCTGTCACGATGTTCTCCCCCGGTGGTAGAAGGTCTGGTCAGGACAAGGTATCCCGCGCCAATGCTGTTGCTCCCTTACTTGAGTCCGGCATGATTTGGTATCCTGAGGGTAAGGAGTGGGCCGAGGACCTTGTAGAGGAATGCGCGTCCTTTCCTAACGGGAACAACGATGACCAAGTGGATACTGCGGTGATGGCGTGGACTCGGTTTAGGCAAGGTAATTTTATTGCGTTGGAGTCTGATGATAATGACGAGCCGGAGGTGGATCAGCGCTCGGTTGAGTATTATTGAAATGCCGCATAAAATAGAGAAACACTTGACAAGGACCTCGGACCATGGCCCAACAGACATTTGAAGAGTTAGTTGCTGCTGTTAAGCAAGCGGAGAGCCGCGACAAGCGCTACAAAGATGACGGCAAAACTCTGACCACCAGCGCTAAGGGTGCACTTGGTGAGATGCAGGTTATGCCTAAGACCATTAAGGATCCCGGCTTTGGTGTAACCCCTGCTAAGGACAAGTCTCCTGATGAGATTGCACGGGTGGGTGTGGATTATTTGCAGGCCATGAAGCAAAAGTATGGCGATACAGAGAAGGCTTTGATTGCGTATAACTGGGGACCGGGGTCCACGGACAAGTGGATTGCTTCTGGTGCCGACCCAAAGAAACTACCGGCGGAGACAAAGACATATGTAGAGCGTGTCAAGGGATTCCTTGGCGGCAAGGATGTTCCACGTGAAACATCTGTGGCAAAGAAGGAACGTGAGCCGTTGCCCCCGTCCCTTCCTCCGATGGCACAAGCAGATATTAAGACTCCTACAATAAAGCCAGAAGCTGCGGCGCGAGTTGCAAGCCTTGGCCCGGGATATCAAGCTGCATTGGCTTTATCGTTCTTAGCGGAGACGGACGATGAGGAGGATCGCAAGACGACGATCACTCAGGAGTATCTGGCTAAGGCGCAGGAGGACGAGGATGACATGGCAGCCGCTGCGGCGGTCAGTAAACGTCAGGCCAATGTTTTTGCTGATTTGTCCAATACCACAATCCGTTCTCCGTTTGACAATCCACAGCAGCCGGTGATGATGAAGGATGGTGGGGATGTATCTGCTGAGGATTTAAGCAAACCGTCTTTTGGCAATCCTAATATTCGTAAGCAAGGCGAGGCAGCAAGGAGACTTGCTGCGATGCGGGATGTCAACACATTACCCGACCCTAAGACCTACGCAGCGGTAGCTGGGGCGCTTGGCACACGGCCCGATCAGATGGGTTTTAGCGTATTAAATCCCAAGTACAAAGAAATAATGGATGTAGCCAACCCTGCTTTTTATGCAGGTACGGCGTTGCAGATAGCTCCTGTTGCTCAAGGTCCCGGCATGGGACGTATGGTTGGTGCTGCGGAAAGAGCGTTGGAGCCAGCGGTACGCAGAACACTGGAAGGCGGCGGTAAGGCTTCTGAGATGTTGCAGGCTTTGGCAGCACCGCCCTCACAGATGTTTGTTCGTGCAAGGCCGGAAGCAGCAGCGCGGCACGCGGACCTGCAGGCACAAGGCTTGTCCCCAGAGCAAATCCGTGCACAGAATTTAACTTTGGTTGATAACCGCGGTAATTTGCTGGAAGAAATCAGTGATGCGCCGGCAGTTTTGCAACAAAAGACAGCCTCTGTTCCGCGTATGTACTACGATATGTTAAAGCATCCCGAACTTCAGAGCATTTATCCAGCATATGACATGCCTGATGTGCGGATAGGAACAACAAGGCGCAAAAACGCCCCGTTAGCTTCGGCTTCTTTTGGGGAGAAAGAAGGAATTCAAGGAACAGTGCGTAGTTTGCCGGGTGATGATGTTAGGGGCACGGTCCGCGGAACTTTGTTGCACGAAGGCCAGCATGCAATCCAGTCTATGGAAGGATTTACGGAGGGTGCAAACCCTAGTTCTTTTGTT